TAACTCTTTGGTGGTCCAGTTGCGGCCCAGCGTATGCTGATTGCCACGGCGTTTTTTGAATGGCTCGCTCATGGCGGCTACCTGATTAACAGTGATGGCTTGCCGGTCTTCAGTGTCGCGCCAGGAACATCCTTGCCGCCCTCAAGCAGGTGCTTGATAGTCAGCTTATCCGGCTTAATCACCGTGTCGTATTCGACGTATTCAGGTGGGAGAAGGGCGCTGTCGGTTATCTCTACTGAACGACAAGGCGCGCGGACTGTTACCTGGTGAATACCGGCGCGGATCGACTTCTTACCGGCAGTTTCGAGTGATGTGGCGATGTAGGCGCGGATATTTGCGACCTTGTTTTCAATACTCACTGCGCGTTCCGTAAGGTTCTTTGCCTCATCCCTGAGGCGCTCCGCATACGTCGATTCGTTTTTGCAGATGGCAAGCAGCTGCTCGATTTTATCGGCCAGCTCACCCTCAATCCCTTCGAGTGTGTCTGCCATGGTTTCCGGGTCGATATCGGCATCCATCAGCCTGGCGTAGTCGCTGGCAACCTCATACAGTTTGCTCATTGGCGGCCTCCAGTTTCAGTTTGCATTCTGCGTAGACCGCCTGGACGTTTTGCTGCAATTTCATGCCGGATGTCAGCTTGTACGCCTCTGCAAATTTCCGTTTCAGGTCGTCCATGGTTTCGGACTGCGCCATCTCATCGCAAAGCGCGCTGGCTTTATCGATGACTTCCTGTTGTCGCTTGCGCTCGTCTTCCCTGATTTGCTCTTCAGCGTGGTAGGCCATTACTGGCTCCTGATGCATCCCTTCATCATCGTTAAGCAGGTGAATCGCGTTATCCAGTCGCGGAGTTTTAGGCCAGTATTTGTGGGCCCGCTTAACTATTGTCTTGCGCGCCATTTCTTCCCAAAACGTTTTCCACGGCCCGTTCTTGGCCTTGCTGGTAGCTTCCACGGCTTTGATTTCCGCCAGGCTCATTTCTTCCGTGAGGTAATCGCCATCAGGCGTTTTAACTGTGCAGTAACCACCTACCACTTCGCCGCGGTCGCCGAACGCGTTGTATTTGTGGGTCGGCGCTTTATCCAGTCCATTGGATTCGTATGTATCGTTGGCGCATACCAGCTTGCACTGGCCCCACTTAATTGAGCCGGACGACTGAGCCAGATGAAGCAGGCCCATATAGCTGATGTCGAGGCATACCATCCCATCTCGTGGCACCAGGTACGCCAGCTTGCTAGCCGGGTTAAGTGTGATGCCAATGGCCGCAACGTTGATAATGGCGTTCTGTGCGCTGGTAGGGTTATTGATTGCCGTCTTCGCGAGGAAGTCGTTTTTCTGAAAGAGCTGAATGGCAAACTGGCTTTCCTTAGCCCATGTCACTGTCTGATCTGTCATGGCACCGCAAAACAGCGGCTCCTGCTGCTTAACGAAATTGACGATATCAAATGACATTACGCTGCCTCCCTGTGTGAATGCCGCGCTTTGAAGATGCCGATGGCGTACTCGGCGGTGACACGCTCGGTCAGTGCATCAATCCACCAACCTTCTGACGCGTCCTGAAATGCGATGCTATGGCCTGCGAGGTAGTTGATTGCGTCAGTGGTATGCTCATCTGCATCCATCGCCGCCAGCGCTGAAATAAACGGGTTGGCCTTCTTCGCCAGACGATCAACTTCATCGCTGATACGCTCGTTATCCGTAGCGTCCAGAGCGGCAATAATCTGCTCAATTTCTTTGACGTCGTTCAGGGTCAGTCTCATTGCTTCTGCTCCTGTGGTTTCTGTTGTTGTTTCATCAAATCTTTCATGATTCGAACCCATGCATGCTCATCCCAATCCATGGGCTTTTTGTATTGGTTGTTCATTGCGGCCTCCGGTACCACGGCATGCTCACTGCCTGCTTCATCTGCTTTTCAGCTTCCAGCAACATGTCGCCGTTACCCAGGAAGCGAGCGATGATCGCCTTGTTTTGCGCGGCCATAAGGGCCTGATGGTTTACTGTTTGATTGCCGTACATGTCAGCTCCTTAAGCGTCTTGCAGATACCGCGCATGCGGCGGGTGATGAGGTCGAGTAGCGATTCAGAGCAGCCCACAACAGGCCACCCTGCAAAAGCGAACTGTTGCATGGTGTTATCCTTGGTTAATTGGCATAGCGAAAAGGCCGCGATAAAAGCAGCCTTGTTGATATGCGGGAGTGAAAAGCCGCGCTTAGGCGGCTTTCTAATTAGTCCTTTAAATACTCATCTGTTTTGACGACCATTTCGCCGGTGAGTAACTCCGCGTCAGTGCTGGTTACAATTACCGAGCTGTGCGGATTGGCGTGCTCCGCCAGCCATTCGATTAATGGGCGAACTTTCTCTTCAAAGCTTTTTTTATCATCTTCCATTGCATTCTCCAGGCGAAAAAAAGCCCTCCGGAGAGGGCAAACAACTTCAGGGGATAATGAGGGTTTCTCCAATAACCAGAACAGGTCTTCGTCTCCTGTAGTGGTTATGATGCGGATTGCATCAGATAACCGACTCCATGAATCGGCTATCGGCTGCTATTCAGCTGGCGGGGCAGGGAGTGGCATCCAGTGGGTTGCAATGAAAAGTTCACCGTTGCTGAGACAGAATGCCTTCCTGGCGGACACCTCAAGGTTATTGGGCAGCCCAATAACTATGTCACCATGTTCATCAGCAGCAAGGCATGAATAGTAAAAATCTGGCATCCGCTCGCTACATTTAATCCACTCCATTCACTCCTCCCGCGCTTTCAGCATTGCATCAGCCATCTCATAAGCCCTTGCTGCAACATACTTATGTCCGTTTAGAACCCGAACCTCTGCATCCTCTGAGTTATTAGAAAGCAGCGCGCACATAGCTTTCGCTGCAAAGTAATCCCGCAAAAGCATCTTTTCTATTCCTTGCATCTTCATCTGCTTAGATTTGAAATTATTAATCTGCTCCCGAGTTGTTTTCATATCTCACCTCAGATAAGTGGCTTGCTGCCAAGTTTCATTTTCTGCCGCCCGACACAGGTCACGCCCATCTCATTGCGCGGCGCGCTGTACCATTTGCGGTTTTGTTTCTGCTGCGTTACTTCCGGCTCCTGGTAATCGCGGAGAGCGACGAGCGAAGCAGCTCGTTCTACGCGGCTTGCATGCTTGCGTGATTCTTCCTGAGAAGCGTCAGGAGCCTCGCAACCTAGAATGGAGTCGATGATATTGACGATAGCGTCACGCTCGATAGCGAGCTTTCTGCGCCGCTCATGACGGCGAGTTTTAGCGTTACCAGCTGATACTGAAGAACCGTATTGGATAACCGTCATGGCTTTGTCCTCGTGTGAAATGGTTTTGGTGGTGCAGGCAGTCAGGCGACTAACCCTGACCGCATACTCATTGCCGAGCGCCTCCGCCGAAGAGGTTGGCTTCTGCCCACACCCCAAACCCATCTCGTTTGGTATCTGTTCGCGCTTTGTCAGCGCACCGTCGAAGTTAAAGAGCGATGCCAATCTGTTCCGTTTGGCTACCAGCGTCCTGCTGTTGGGATAAAGATACAGATAAAACTGTATTCGCGTCAACAGATAAAACTGTAAATTGGCTCGGTTTATACAGATGTGTTTGTTTTTAATAGCAATTAATTTTTCCGAATTGTTTTTCCAAGTTTCGCGCTTAGCGGGATTGGGTATGCTGGTGAGGCCGCAAACTGAGTAGTGGGGGGGTATATGGATGACGAAAAGGCATGTTTGATTCTGAATGCGATAGGACTGGCCGTGGTTGATTTGGTCGCAGCTCAGGTACCTATAACCAGAGATAACCTGGTGGAAATGTTGGAGCACAACATGAAGGTAACGGGGAATGTTATTGGCAAGGGAGCTAACAGGGATGCTGCGGAACTGTTGAGGAAAGGGCAATAAAAAACCCGGCGCGGTGGCGGGCTATGTTTACGGAGGCATAAAAAAGCCCAGCTTTCTAGGCTAGGCTTCTTACAGATTTAAGCCGCTTTTGGCATTTGTTCTGCCAGGTACTGCTCTTTACGGGCTTTCATTTCTGCAACAATGTCATTGATTCTGCTTGCAATATCTAGCATTTCAGTGATTCGATCTGTGTTAGACATTAGGTAACCTCCGTTAGAATGATGTCGTTAAAGACCATCTTTTGCGTTCTTAAGGAGTCGCGATCCTTCCGAACACAAGTCTGGGTTCTTTTCTCGTATGTTGTTGATAAGAACCTGAGCAAACAAAATGGTTTGCTTCAGCTTCATTTCACTACCTGCTATCACGTAAAGCCTTGCCAGCTCTTTATCGAGATCATCTAATGAAGGGTTAGTGATCTCATGTAAAGCGTCAATGCCAATCTCTTCGAGACTAGAAGTGACAAAATCGATTAGTGCGACTACAGCAATCTTTACGCTATAAATTTGTTTTTCGTCTGCCGAAGCCTCTGCGGAAGGTGCACGCTTTAAAGACTTCAGAAATCCGTTCATTTCATCTGGGGACACTAACTATACTCCTTATATGGGATCGATCAACACGATTTACAATCTGTGCTGTATCTTTTTTGATCAGAGACGGCACTAGTTGGTAAAAGGGTGGTTGACCATCCATGCCAGAAGTACCTGTGAATTTTCCCGTTATATATCCACAAAATCGGCAATCTTAAAAGAACCTTTAGGATGATTTTTTTCGTTCGTTTTAATCAGTATAGTCATTGGTAGCTTTGAAGTCACTCAGGTTGCAGAATTTGAGAAATAGCTCAGATCAATCGGTGCTCACACAAACGTCTCTTCAGGCAACTGCGCCTTAACTACCTTGCCTATGTTGGTGACTATCTCTTCCGGCGATAAATCCGGTGCTCAACCATAGTCCCGATAATCTGGATGTGGCGATCAATACTTCGCATTACAGGATAATCGTCGTTGAGCGGTATCAATTCAAAGTGCTGTCTGCCATCTTCTGCAAGATTGGTTGGGCGGTATTTCTTGAAGGTGGCTTCATGTTCGCCATTTTTCGCAACCACAAACTCCCCAGGAGCTGGTTCGATATCCGGGTCCACGATTATCACATCACCGGCCTTAAAATCAGGCTCCATAGAATCGCCGACAATCTTTAGAGCAAAGGTGTATTGCGACCAGTCCATGTCAGTCATGACGTACTCGCATGAGCCGTCAAGGGCCTCTATTGGGCCTTTAGTTGCCATTTCTCCAGCTTGCACATAGCTGATCAATGGAATCCTCCTTGTGTTCACCTCGCTAACAGGCTGGAAGTTGCCACCATTAATCAGCCATGACGGGTCACAGCGAAGAGATTCAGCAATACCAATAATGTTCCGGGGCTTTAATGTCTTGCCTTCCTCAATACTCGCCCAAGACTGCTGCCTGATTCCAGCTTTTTCTGCTGCTTCAGTTTGAGTCAAACCCAGCTCAATTCTTCTTTGTTTTACCCGTTCTGCAAGGCTCATAGCTTCCTCTCCATTTCCTCACATCGTCACAGTTAAAGCTGTATTTGACAAACAGAACTAACTGTTAGACAATACAGATAAAACTGTGGAGGTGAGTAATGAATACAATTTCCGAACGCCTCAAACAGAAGCGCATGGAGTTGAATCTGACACAGGCGCAATTAGCTGAGAAAGCTGGGATGAAGCAGCAATCAATACAGCAAATTGAAGCAGGTTCTACGCAACGTCCGCGCTTCCTGTTTGAGCTTGCCGCAGCTCTCCAGTGCGACCCGCTCTGGTTACTGTACGGCAAGAAACGCGGCTCCAGGGCCGCCTAAGCAGTACCCGCTCTTTACCAATCTGAACCGCCGACAACGCGGTAACTCATTTAAGTGGCAGACCCACGGTCTGCGCACGTATCTGTATAAATGACAAAGGAAGAATACCGAATGGAACTTACAAGCACACGCAAGAGAGCCAACGCAATTACCAGCAACATTTTCAACCGCATTGCTATTCGCGGTCAGCGAAATATCGCATCGCAGCTGGGCGTTGATGAGTCGCAAATCACCCGTTGGAAATCCAGCATGATCCCGAAGATGTCGATGCTGTTGGCAATTCTGGAATGGGGAGTTGAAGACGAGGAATTATCGAAGCTGGCAAAGCAGGTAGCACTGCTTCTCACAAAAGATAAAGCCCCAAGCGCTGGAACGCTTGAGGCTTAGCAAACTGTGTTACGCCAACACAATCAACAGGAGACATTTTAATGCGAAAGCGCAGGAAGTACCAGGAAAAAGAAGAGATTCGGCACCCTGAATCACCTGACGGGTTGGTTGTAGCGGCAGCCAATAACAGATCGTTCGCTGAACGGTTTATTGGTGTTTATCGACTGGCTAAAGCAGGAGTGAAGAATGGGCGTCGTTAAATTAGCAGACTACCGGCAGCAAGAACGCCGCGTAAACCAGCAGGAGGCAGCCGGTATGGGGTTTGTCTCTATACACCGCCAGTTTATGGATAGCCGACTCTACAAGGACTCTCAGGCCGTGCATCTTTGGGTGCATCTCATCCTCAAGGCAAACCATGAGGATGCCGTCGTAAACACCGATGTTGGACCGGTCACCGTTGAGCGCGGGCAGATGATTACAGGCCGCCCGACACTGGTCAGCGAAACGTTCATTCCCGACAACAAAGTAAAAAGCCTCCTGCGCAGTTTTGAGGCTAAAGGGATGATTACCGTCACGTCGATGCAGAAGAAATTCAGCCTCATCACCATCGTAAAATATGACGATTTTCAGACTCAAAATTGTCCAACGAATGTCCAAGACTTGTCCAACGCAAACACCAGTAAAAATGCGGCTCTCAGCGATGTTTGTCCAAGAGATGTCCAACGTTTGTCCATAAACAATAATATAAATAATAACTCTCTTACTAACGTAAGAGAGAGTGCATCTTCCTCAGAAAATCCAGAACAGAAAAAACCGTCTCTCAGCTGCGAGCAGGTGGTCGATGTTTACCGAAGAGTTCTTCCTGAAGCTCAGGGGATAAACATCCTGACTGACAAGCGAAGAAATCTGATCCGAACCTTCTGGCAGAAAGCCAGCAAAGTTACCCGGCAACTGGACGGACACCCGTTCACCCTGAATGACTGGGAAGTCTATCTGAACTACATCGCCACCAACTGCCGCTGGATGCTGGAAAACAGACCAGACCACCGCACCGGCAAGACCTGGCGGAAAAAGTCCATTGAGTTCTTCCTGAACGTCGATGTGTACGCCAAGACGCGAGAGGGGGCCTGCGATGACCTCTGATTACAAAACCCCGCCGAGCAACTACGAAGCTGAACAGGCCGTTCTCGGTTCAGTGATGGTCGCCCCGGATAGCGACAATGTTCAGAAGGTGCTCGGCTTCCTGAACGCTGAAATGTTCTACAGCAAACAACACGGCAGAATCTTCGCAGCGTTGCAGGGGCTTAACGCCAAAGGCAAAGCGCTGGATATGCTGACGCTGTCTGACGCGCTGGAGATGCAGGGAGAGCTTGAGCAGGTAGGCGGGTTCGCTTATCTGGCAGACATTTCCCGCAACACGCCAAGCGCTGCAAACGTCATGCACTACGCCAATGTCGTGAAGGACAAATCGACCGAGCGCATGGCAATCGAGCAGGCTACGCAGATGCTTGAAGTGCTCTACTCGCGCTCAGGAATGACGACCGCGCAGAAGCTGGAAGCAGTGCAGGCGCTGGCGATGAAGGTTGATGACAAAGCAAAGACCGGAAATCATCGCGGCCTGATGACATTCAGGGATGCATTCAACAAATGGACTTATCAGGTCGGTGAGCGACCGGAAGGAAACCCGTCATCGGTAGGGCTGACATCAGGGATTGAAGCTCTGGACGAAATGCTGGAGCCGAAGCGAATCGTA